CCAATGGAGCCAAGAGACAGGTTCTGGTCTCTCAGCCAGGAATTGGGCACTTGGGTGAACTGTTCATCCAGTTCATGGTGTCCTCTAATGAGCATTCAAACCCCCGTTCTGTAGGTTTTGGATGCTCTAGTTATAGTCCACCCTTCTCTGTTTGTCCAATGACTCGCTGGAAGGTGTAGTCATCTGCAAGCAGTCGCCACTGTTGACTGTAATGAAACACTGGGGTCAGGGCAGGGTGATCCCCTGCTTGAAGCTTCCACCCATTTGCCCTAGCCTGCTCAGCTATCTTGGCATCTGCTTCCATAGCGTTATTGAGCCAAGAACAGACCACAATGATGTTGGAAGGGACATCTCTGGCCTTACTGCCACCCATGCCACGGTTTCTTCTGTGATGTGGGCTGACTGCTTCCAGCTCACCACAGTGGACACAGCCGTCATCCCTGTCTAGGAACCTTCTGAACTGCTTACCATTCATTCAGGAGCCTAACCAGGGTGGCAACATCCATGGTGGCCCACCATTCAGCAGGGTCAGACTTTCCTACTCGCTTATGAATGACAACAGCAGGCCTGCCATGGGCTTGATAGCACGCTTGAGCCCACCAGCCTGCCAGGTCAAGCTTCACCTGGTTCTTCACTTCAATGGAAGCAGGGAAGTCCCCAATGATGTCTTCTCCAGACTGGTAGCCACCACGGGCCGCCCTGGAAGTCTGGACATCGTAGCCTTCACTAATCAGATATCTGACCAGGTCCTGTTCAGCCCTGTTGCCCTTATTGCGCGAGTGACTGCCGGCCATACCCCCATTCTACGGGGTCGTCTATGAAGACACCTGCTCTAAAGTCACTGGGTCAAGTTTGTCATCCCAATACAAATTGGAACAGTCAAGGCAGAAACCTAATTCTTCTTCATAGACTTCAGCATCCACTGGACTGTTGCACCTAATACAGGGACGGGTCATTGGTTGCCCCATTCAAGCCTGACCAGGGCACTGATAGACCTGCCCACTTCCAACCTGTCCCTGAGAGCTCTAATGTGAGCCACCACAGCCCTATGTTTCTGCTCAGCAAGCTCCAAAGAATAGGCTTCATCATCTGTGGCCAGCCTTGCAGAATACTTTCTAACTTCCATGGCCCCTTCTGTCTCCAGAAAAGTCCTGGCATAGTTCCTTTCATAGGCACGCCTAGCTGAAACTACTGCTTCATCTGCTTCAGCCAGGTCCTCTGTGGCTTCATCAATGTCCTTCCCAATCTGGGACAGGGTGCTGATGACTTCATGGGGTGTCAGATTACTTGCTGACATCAGTGGACATCGCGGTCACGGGGCTGTTGAAAGACCTGTTCTTTGACATCAAAGTAATAGTTTCGCCAGGTCATTCTGCCATCTTCCAACTGGCCCACATAGTCATCAGTGGTCTCAAGCATCCTGATCTTCAGGTCTTTGTCCCAAGACAGGTGTGTCCATTCTTGCTGGTTGCTCATTTGGTGTTCTCCAATCCCTGCTTCCTAGCACCAAACAGTTTCCTTAGGTCTTCAGCATAACCCTGAGACACTGCTTTCTCCCACAATTCATTCAAGGCCTTCATGTCAGGAGCATTGTTGACAGCATCAATGAAGTCAGGGGGAATAGGGTTCTCAGCCCTGCTTACCTTCTTCATCTCAGACTGACTGGCGCGCTTATTGCCTGAATAGCCAGCATTAGCAAGTGCACGCCCAATGGCACTGGTTTCACAGTTCTCTAGGGCGGCTGTCACATTGGCTCCAGCAGTGCCTTCAATCTCAAAGGCCCAGCCGGATGCTTTCGGGCAGCGAGCATGCTGGTCTTCATGGTCAGTGAACACTTCAGCCATCACCACCCAGTAGCCTTTGCCCCTGTCTCCTTCAGCAGTGACTTCCCTAGTGATGATTCTGCCATCAGGGTAGTCACTCAGAAACTGGGTGATTCTGCTTTCTACGGTGTCGTAATCTTCCAAATTAAATCTGGGCATTAGTCCATTCCTTTCAACCACTTGGTGAGCTCTGCCTGTTTAATGTCAAACAGCTCTCTGATTTCCTGTTTGGTGAAGCCCAACATTCTGAGCTTCCTGGCTTTCAACATGGCCCTAGTCTCCAAGTTCCATGTGTCCCACCTGGCTTTCTTCAATTCACTGGCCATCCTGATCACTTCAGTTCTGGTGTAGGCCAGCAGTCTCATGTCATCCCACTCTTGGGTGACCTGGTCAAGAACATCCACAGTGATGTCCTCTGGTTTAACTAATAACATGCACACCTTCTTTCTCAATCAAGAGCCCCAGTGCAACTGCTGACAGCTCCTTCATCATGTCGTCATCTCTTTCAATGACAGTGTGTTTGGGCTCTATCCAGCCAGGTTGGAAATCACCCTGGTGGTCTTCTGCCCTGAGCATCCACACAAAGTGACAGACCTGTGCCCCAGTGACCCATAACTGCCACTGAACCTGTCTCCTGTATTGGATAGGGATGGACTTTTCAAAGTCTTTCCCTGTGGTCTTAATCTCACTGATTTCTGTGTGGTCCAAAGACAGGCCGTCAGGTGTGGCCAGGTCAGTGGGTTCTTCACCAGCTATCAGCCACTCATTAGGCATGACACCAAACTGGTCCTTCACCCACAGAGACAGGGGGCCTTCCATGTGCCTGCCAAAGGCCATGAAAGCATTGTCTTCCTGAACACCTGGGTTAGCCCAACTGTTCAACAGTTCTGCCTTCCCAGAAGCAGTGGAAGCCTTAGCCACTTGGGTAGCTGTCACACCATAACGCCTGGCGTTAAGCCAGCCTTCCCAGTCCAGGGCCTTATTAGCTATGAACCTGTCAGGACTAATCATCTTCCAAGCTCCTTAGTATCAGTTCCACTATCTTCAGCCTGGATGGTCCACGGTATTGCCAGGAAGGTTCACCATCAAAGTGAGCTTCTGCATAGTAGCCGTCAGGCTGTTCATAGACAGAAAATTCCCACTTCCCCAGGAACTTCAGGGCAGTAATTGGTGTCATCCATCTTCTCCTTCTTCAGTCATAGCTTCTTCCTGCCTGGCTTCAGTAATAGTCCGAGCCAGCTCCAAAGCTGTGTGTCTTTCCATGACCAGCCACCCCATCTGGTTAGTGATAGTGGCACTGGGTTTGATCCTGACCATCCTGCCATCATTCTCAATCAGCACTAGTTTCCACCCCCTTCCATATCATCCAAGCACCAGCCACTGACATGAGCACACCCAGCAGACTGGCACCATTGACAACTTGATAGAGCATTCCAGGAAGCACTGCCACCAGGAAGCCACCCAACAGCATCACCCAACCCATTACAGCCACACAAACGCGCCGACTAGGGCAATTCCAAAGACAGCACCAAGGGTGAAGCTCAGAGCCATAAGGTAGACAGCTTCTCTCATTGTCTTCTTCACTGCTTGGTCACTAGCTTTCCTAATGGCCTTCAGCTGGGCTCTAGTCAAAGCAACATGACTAGTGGCAGGTTTAGGGGCAGGCACTCTGTCTGCTTCCTCTACCTGTTCAGCAATTAACTGATTCTTAAAGGCACCCATTTTCTTCTCCGTTCTGTAGGTGTGGCTTCAGACTAGCCATAAGTGGTGGCAATGTCCAGCATTTGGAAAAAACTTTCTGAATGGGTTTG